TCCTACTACACTTAAAGTTTCAGAATTTAAAACTACTGCACCACTACCTGAATCAGTTGTGAAATCTAAGTCACTTGCATTATTTAAACCTTTTACATATTCAGTTGTTGCAACCTTTGTTGAATTATCAGATGATACTTGTGTTGTAGCTGTAACTCCATTTGCCAATACTGAACTTGAGGTTACATTACCAGTTAAATCGCCTGTAACGTCTCCAGTTAAATTACCAGTTACGTTACCAACTAAATTAGTACTTATAGAAGAAGGTAAACCAATCGTTACACCTTGACCGCTTACAACAGTATCTATTTCATTTGTTGTTCCTAAAATACTTAAAGATTGAGTATTTAAATTTATATCTCCTACGTTTGTTCCGTCTGTTATATCTAAGTCGCTTGCTGCGTCTAAAGTATCTACATAAGAAGTTGTAGCAATTTTTGTTGAATTATCTCCTGCAGTTTGAGTAATGGCAGTTGAATTATTAGGCAAATAAACTCCTGTTGAATCTAAAGATAATGTTAAAGATTGTCCTGATGCTACTGTTGTAATTTCATTAGTAGTTCCTCCTATAGAAAATATTTGTGAATCTAAATCTATTTGACCTGTTCCAGTATCTCCAATAAAATCTAAATCCTCAATTGTAATTTGAGCAGCAACGTAATCAATTATTGCAGCAGTTGTAGGAATTGTTGTATCGTTATCGTTATTAGCAATACCATCAGCTTCGTCAACAAACTTTGTTATTATAATATTTTCTGCTGTATCTTTTAAAGAACCAAATTCTAAAATAGCAGTTACTTTAAAATCTCCTCCTGTATTCATAAAAATACCTGAGCTATTACCCGAACCATCAGTTAATTCTTTAAGGGAAGCAGTTATTGCAGTATTATCAATAGTTTTTATTAAACCTTGGTAAGTATCTGATATTCTTGTATTAAATAAAGTTGCCATAATTATTTTTTATTTTTTTTTTGTTTCTTTAAAAACATTTTAAGTTTCTCCACGTTTTTTTCTTTTGGTTTATATCTCATAATACCCATCCATTAAAAATTGCATCTTGACTTGGGTCAATATCGTCATTACTATTTGAATAATATTCTGGAAATAAATTTTGATTAAAGTTCATATAATCAATAAATCTTCTTGTATAATATTCTGCGTATTCTCTTGCCTTAGCAACTAAATAATCTAATTCTTCTTTTGTAGCTGATTCGCTATTTTCAGATGTATGTTTAAATACTCCTCCGTTTTTTATTTGATAAGCAGCAAAAGGGATATAATCTACTTGAGCATACCAAATTAACATTGGTTGAATATAAGTTATCATTAAATTATAATAAGTAGGATTTGCCGCATCAGTTAGTGTTCCTGCAGTTATTAATTCTTCAAATTTCTGATATAATTCAGTTCCTAAAAAGTTTTGTATATGAATAGTTTGACTAATTTTTATAAAATATATAAACTTTGCTGTATCAACATTTCCGTCAATAATGGAATTTCTTACTAAATCTGTTCTATTTATAAATAGTGGTGTTGCCATAATTATTTTTTATTTGGATATACTCCTCTTCCTCTTTGTTTATCTGTTGGTTTAGCTGCCTTTTCACTTCCTCTTGGATTTTTTTGTGCATAAGAAGGAATACTTCTAACTCTTTTATAATTATCTAAATTTTCACTAACCTCAGTATTGCTTTGTAATCTATATAATACCTTTACCCATTTATGTTGACAATAAACTCCTCCTTTTAATTCAAAGATATTATAAGGCAAATCTGGTTTGTGTCTAAATTCTTTATTTACGTTTTCATCTTTTCTTTCTCCCTTTCCATCTACAATTTTTAATTTTCCAAAACTTGCATTATCTATATCCTCAATTCTCCAAACTAAACCGCTTTGGGATAATCTCATCATTTCTTTACAAAAAGTTCTTGACTCAGGCAATTCTCCTTTATCATTTGTTTTAAACATCCCTCTTGCATATTTATACCTAATTTTATATAAACCATTTTTGCTGTCTAAAGAACTAAAAGCAGACCCATCTTTTAAACTTCCAACATTATCTTCTGTTGCACTTTTTAATCCTAAAATATCTCTAATTTTACTTAAGGTTGATTTTTTTTCTTTAATTAAATAATTTGCCCAGTCCTCATTGTTTACATTATCGTCCTCATCTAATTCATCTACAAAAATATAATCTTCACTCATTTTAGTAGCAGTATGTGCTAAACTTCCTAAAATTACTTGTTGGTCATCTTCTGATAATTGTTCGTGATTTTTACAAGGCATATACCATACCTCTCCATCTACTTCGTGTTCGTGTGAACCTTTACAACCTTTTTCTTCAGCTATTTTTTCAGCTTCTTCTTTTGTTTTATAAGCTTGTTTACCATCAATCATTTTAAGACTAAACTTTTCCATTTCAACGCCTGTTTCTTCTTCAATTTCTTCTTTGTCTTGTATTGAAGTGTCAATATCAGTAAATTCTAATGGCTGTAACGTAATAAAGTATAGGTTTAAGGCAATATCGTTATAAGCAAGTAGTTTATCAAAGGCGCCTATTAAAAGTTCCTGAAAAGGTCTTATAACAGTATTATCCATTAATAAAGATGCAGTTTTTATTTCATCAGCATTATTACCAAGACCTGAATTATCTTTTATACCTAATAACATAGGAGATACTACCCTATGAGCAACTAAAATTTTACTTTGACTTTCAGTTGATAGAAATTGATATTGATTATGAGCATCATTTAATTGAACTGGTGTTATTTCAGCTTGACTTTCTTTATTATCGTTAAAAGCAAGTATAAATTTACCTGAGTTTGAACTTCCAGAAAATTTTTGTGCTATTCTTTGTTCTATTAATTCTCTTTGTTCTTGGTTTGGTGTACCGTTATTAAAATTGATAAGCATACTTGGTGCCAAACCATTCATTATATTATTAAGATGGTAGTTAGATATTTCTTCTTCTAACTCAGCGTATTGTAATCCACCCTGATAATCAACAGGAGAGTAATAATAAAAACCTGCTTTATAAGGTTTAATGTAATATATCTCAATATTTTCTTTACTTGTTCCAAATGCAGGTATTCTTAATGGTTTATCTGATGGTTTTATAGTTGTCCAGTCATTCCAATAGTAATATCCCTCAATATCCCCATCTTCATTGGCTTTTTCTGCTCTTAATGTCTCAATAGGAAAGTGTTCACACACTGAAATCTTTGTTCTTGCTTTATTATAAACAACTTGTATTGCAGCTTGACCCATTAATTTTAAATCATAACAAACCTTTTGCACCATCTCAGGCTTTAAAAGTGTTATCATTTGAGCATATTCATTTGGTTTACTACTTGAATTAGTAGCATTTAAGCCTTTTCCATAAATTTGTTGACTTATTCCATTAATACAGGCATTATTAGTAGGAGAACCATTGTATCTATCTATTAAAAACTGAAAGTAATTATTATCAGCACCATATTGAACCCAATCTCTATTCTTTACTTCCAAAATTTCAGGAGAAGTATAAGTTGCTAAATTAACAAAACTAAATTCTGACCTATTCTTAGCAAATCTTCCTAAATCGTCTCTTTTTCTATTTTTTTTCATAATTAAAATACCTTATAAGTATTGTCAAAGGAATTAAAAGTTTTATATACATCCAAATTTAAGTTATAATATTCATCTTCCATTTGGTCTATTTCTTGGTCTGTGCAGAATATTCTTTCTCTAAATAAAGTTGCATCTGTTGTTCTATCTACATTCCAAAAAGTATTATCGTTTTCCCATAATTGGTAATTAGTATTCCAAAAATTATAATCTGAATAAAACCTAACATTGTAAAAATGTCCTTCTACTAAAACTGGATTAAATATTTTATTAAATGTTAAATAATTACCACTCGTTGTAGCATTATTAATTTCATAAAATACTGAAATATTTGTACTATCATCAGTAATCGACATAGTAAATTGTTCTCCATAGATTCTTGGAATAACTTTAAAAGTTTGAGCTGATGTTGAAGTATTAAATACAATCATACCTATATAACGTATTAATTAAGTTATTTTGTAGAAATGTGAAAGCAAAAAAAAAGCACCCCTAAGGATGCTTAATTTTAATATATATTAGAATTATAATGTAGGGTCAATTACATCTGCATCTATTGGA